AAAGTGGTCCTTTGTAACAGTTTTAACCGGGTCCATAATTATATTTTCAACATAATAATTGTAAGCTCCATTATTTAATTTATAATAGTTATAACTAGAGTCGCTACTTTCTGGAATAATATTATTAGGGTCGATCCTGTTTGATATAAATGTTTCTTTTATGTTTTGTATATTAATATACACAATAGTTGATAATATTACAATTATTAATAACATAATTATTAATAAATTTTTTTTAAAATTTAGAGCCATATTATTTTATTATAATATAAATATAATAAAATTTCTATATAATTTTAATTCTTAAAAGTAAAACTAAAAACAAGGACTTAAAACATTATACCTAGAATTTTGCTTTACTTGCTTTACTTGATTTAGTGTTACTTGGTAAACTAGGTTTTACACCTGTATACATTGCCCATAAAATAACTAAAATTATTAAAATAGCAACTGTTACTAATATTATAATTATTATTATGAGAAGAACTTTTAAAACTATTATAAAATTTTTAAAAAAATTGCGAGAACCCATTTATTTATTATAATATAAATAATAAAATAAATTTGCTATATAATTTTAAATGTCAAAAGTGAAAAATTCTAAACAATGCCTCGAAAAAAAATATAATAACACTAGTGCTATTATAGAAATTGGTATAGATGAGGCAGGAAGAGGACCGCTATTTGGCAGGGTTTATAGCGCTGCTGTTATATTACCTGACAATAGTGAATTTAACTATGAATTATTGAAAGACAGCAAAAAATTTACATCTGAGAGCAAAAGAATTGACGTTGCTAACTATATACAAGCTAATGCACTATTTTGGGCAGTAGCTTATGAAGATGAAAAAATTATTGATTCTATAAATATTAGGCAAGCAACTTTAAGCGCTATGCACAAAACAATTAAAACAATTTTAAACAGCTATTATGAGAAAAATGGTAAATTATACTCAAATGAAATGTGCTATTTGTTGGTAGATGGCAACGATTTTAAGCCCTTTACTTATTATTGCGAAACATCTAATATTATTAAACAATTAAATCACGTTTTGGTTGAAGGCGGAGATAATAAATATTGCTCAATTGCTGCCGCATCTATATTGGCAAAAGTAGAACATGATAAATATATTAAAGAGATGTGCGCTAATTTTCCTAAATTAGACACTTATTATGGACTTTTAAGTAATAAAGGTTATGGAACTTCTAAACATATTGAAGGAATAAAAAAATATGGAATTAGTAAATGGCATCGTGCTACATATGGATGTTGTAAAGAAGCAACAATAAATGAAGATGAAGATGGCGATTTTTATAAGAATTAGGTGTTATCTAGACTCGTGGCGCAGACGCCGTGCCCAGGAAGTTTTGAATTCTTTGATTTTTTGATTGTTTTTTTGCTTCTTACTTTTTAGTTCATTATTAATAAGCAATAATTTTAGCAGTTTGTCTTGCTTAGTGCATATATTGTTAATAGCCGTTTTAATCGCATAAAGCTCATTGCTTAATTTTTGCTTTTTTGAACTTTGCTTTTTCTTAAAGCTAGCATAGTTTTTTTCGTAATTAGCATAATTAAAATTATCTAAACTACAATCAGTGTTAAATTTAATAGGCTCTTCTTCGTCTTTTTGTTCTTGGTCTTCTTCTAGCTCATCATTATTATAAAAACATTCTTCGTCACTGTCATAGTCTGAGTCACAAGTTGAATAATTTTGAAACTTCTTATTGTGATTAACTAAAACACTAGATGTGTCTTCATTGTATGGACTAAATTGAACTTCCCAAAAATTAGGGTCATCATATACGATTATTCCTTTCTTATTTTCAATAGAGCTATAGAAATTGCGAGCTCCTTGATTACTATAATAATAATCAATTTCAATCAATGCAAAACCATAAGGGCATCTATCTTCAACATAGTATTCGGGTTCGCGGTGTTTAAATACTTGCACTTTTTTTACTTTAGCAATATTATAATAATCAAAATATTTAATAATAGTAGGAATATCTTCAACCACAACATAATCAGGAATATAGAGAGTGGTGTTAGAAAACATAATTATTTCTTATAATTAGTTGCATAAATAGTTATAAGAAATCAATTTTTTTAATTAAAATTAAAAAATTCCTTTTATTTTGAGTGTTACTTTTTATTGTTTTTTTGCTTTTCTTGTTTGTCTTTTTTTCTTATTTTTTTTAATGCTTCTTTTATTGTTTCTTTTAATGCTTCTTTTGTTGTTTCTTTTATTGTGCTTTATTGTTTTAGCACCTCCTAAATGTTGTGGACCTCCTATGTTAGCTTCGTTTTCTGTTGTTACTAGTGTTGTTACTGGTGCAGTTACTGGCGCAGTTTCTTGTGTTGCAACTGGCGCAGTTTCTTGTGTTGCAACTGGCGCAGTTACTAGTGTTGTTACTGGCGCACTTAGTGGCGCTTTTTTTTTCATAACATTAATTTCATTAACGCTATCTGTTAATATACTATTCAATGTTTTAAATAGTGTTATATGTAAATCTAGTAATATTATTTCAGTCTTTTTACTGAGTTCGCTAATATACTTATATGTTAAATTGCTATTTAAGCTTATAATAGCGCCCGTTTTTTTATCAAACATAAAGAGCTCTTTAACAATATTATTATATAAATTAGCACGAGAGTCAAAGTAATTCTTTATCATTGTTTTTAAATGTGACTTGAACGCATTAAAAAATTTGAAATTAGCAAATTTGTGCTGTGACTCTGATTTATGATAACTTACTATTGTGTCTCTATTTTCTTTATTTAAAATAGTTCCTAATAGTTTGCGCTTTGTTTCTATAATTTTATTAAATGGTTCGTGCTGTTTATCTACTTCATCTATAAACATTGTGGCTTCCTTGCTTTCAGTGTCACTTGTTTCTAGTTGTATAAATTTAAAATTGTCATCTCTAAAAATCAGGCAACTTTCTCCTAAAAAATCTAATTCAAATATTTTTGAACTAGAAATGTGTTGTAAAATTTCGGGTATTTTGGCTCCTAATGTTTCATTAGTCATGTTACTTACACCTTTAGTTAAAAAGCTAACATTAAAATTAGTTGGGTCTAATTGTTCGTCTTTGCTATCTTCAAATAATATAACAAATATTGAATAAAATATATTGTTAGACAATTGCAGTTTATCTTTTTCTTTTTCTTTTTCTTTTTCTTTTCTCAAATTTGGATCTAAATCTGGATTTGTTTCTGTGCTTAACCCTGTTATTGATGGTGACGCTGGGCTTAATCCTGTTATTGATGGTGACGCTGGGCTTAATCCACTAGCTACATTATTAGTAGTTACAATTGGCGATTCAGTTTTCTTACCTAATAGTGTATTATACATATTGTAAAACACATTGCCTCCACTTTGAGTATCAGCGTTTTTATTTTGCTCTATAGGAGGGAGAGGGAGAGCTGTTCTATAAGGCTCAAGGTCATATGTTTGAATAGGAGGGATTGCTCTTCCATAAGGGTCATGTGTTTGAATAGGAAGGACTGCTCTTCCATAAGGGTCATGTGTTTGAATAGGTTCAGGTTTTTCATAAGGCTCAGGTGTTTTATAAGGGTCATGAAAAGGATCAGGTATTCCATAAGGGTCACCAGCAGGTTCTTGAACAGGGTGTATAGTGGGGTGTATAGTAGGGTCAAGAGGAAGTTCTTGAACAGGGTCAAGAGGAAGTTCTTGAACAGGGTCAAGAGGAAGTTCTTGAACAGGGTCAAGAGCAGGTTCTTGAACAGGGTCAAGAGCAGGTTCTTGAACAGGGTCTATAGTGGGGTCTATAGGTGGAAGAGGTTCAATAACAGGTGCTTGATAATCTTCGGTCTTTTCTTCAATAATCAATGAATCATAAATATTGAAGGTTTGGTATATACTTTTTACAATAATATATAGTTTGATAAAGCTCAGAGAGATTATTTTGCATAACAATCTTTTTTTATTAAGTTGTGTAATATCAGAGCTCGATTTTTCTAAATTGTGTTCATCCAATATTTTTTTCAAGTCTTTTAAATCAAAAAAATACAAAACTTTATCCTTGTAATTTGTTTTAGAATTTCCTTCACTAACATCTATGTCATAGGGAATATTAATCCTATTAAAATATTTTTCAAAAATATCGCTTGTTAAAATATATAAGTCTTCACATTCATTGCATTTAGATTTACCAATTGGTATATTAGGATCACCACTTTTATAGTCTTCAAAATCCGAAACAAAAGTTAATAATAAATTTGAATTATTTAAAAAAAATGTAAACTTTTCATTCACAAAACTATTAAGTTGGTCGTGTGTTTTATTTGAACTACTAAAAAAATCTACTATATTTGTTAAGAAACTCATAATATATACTTATATATTATAATATATAATATTATATATTAAAATACTATATTAAAATATATAATTGAAACAAAATAAGTTTAAAAGTAAATTATTAAATAATTGAGAGAATAAATGTCACTACAGTTAAATGTTGATTCGATTTTAAATAATATAAATAAAGCACAAAAATCGAATAAGCAAGAAACACGGAAAAATAAATTAAAGGAAAATTCAAATAAAAAGCTATGGACTATTTTTGATGAAGAATATAAAGAAAAGCCTGACTTTGAATGTGTTTATACAAAAGAAAAAGACATGCTTACAAGCGATAATATGTGTGCTAATTGTGAGAGTTCGTTGTTTATTGGAGAAGATGGATTTTTAACATGTTCTAATGTATGTTGTGGTCTTATTTTTAAAGATAATTTGGATCAAACTGCTGAATGGCGGTTTTATGGTGCAGATGATAATAGTCACTCAGATCCTACACGTTGTGGTATGCCTATTAATCCGTTATTACAAGAGTCGTCTTATAGTTGCAAAGTGTTGTGTCCGGGCAAATCAAGCTATGAAATGCATAAAATCCGCAGATATACTGATTGGCAAGCTATGCCGTATAAAGAAAAGTCGCGCTATGATGAATTTCAATTAATTTCAAATATATCTCAAAATTCGGGCATTCCAAAAATTATTATTGATGAAGCAATGCGCCTTCATAAAAAAATATCGGAAACAAAGACTTATCGTGGTCTTAATCGTGATGGAATTATTGCTGCATCAATTTACATTTCTTGCAGGATTAATAATTATCCGCGCACAGCCAAAGAAATAGCTGACATATTTAATTTAGACAATGCAAGTGCTACAAAAGGCTGCAAAAACGCTCTTACAATTATTAATGAAATAGAACACAATAGTAATTTAAACGAGGACATTACATCGCTAAGTCAAACAACTCCGTCATCATTTATTGAGAGATTTTGCAGTAAATTGAATATTAATAATGAGCTTACAAACTTGTGTAAATTTGTTGCTTTTAAAATAGAGCAACTAAAATTAATTCCTGAAAATACACCGCATTCAATTGCAGGAGGTATTATATATTTTATATCACAGGTTTGTAATTTGAATATTACAAAAGCATCAATCAATAATGTTAGCAAAATTAGCGAAGTTACTATTAATAAATGTTATAAAAAGCTTGAAAATTATAAGACTATTTTAATTCCTGAAATTATTTTGAAAAAATATAATTAGGGGGTGTTTTTAAGTTAGTAACTAATTAAAATTTAGTATTTAGTTTTTAAATAGTTTTTTTTTTATTGTCTTAAATTTAACATAATAAATTTAACATAATAAATTTAAATATAGTTTATTATATTAATAAATATGGATTTAAAAATTCCAAAGCTAATTTTTATTATTCCTTATAGAAATCGCGAAAAGGAAAAGAAGCATTATTCTATATATATGAAATACATTATGGAAGATTATGATAAAAATGATTATGAAATTTATTATAGTCATCAAACAGATAATCGACCTTTTAATCGGGGAGCTACTAAAAATATTGGGTTTATTGCTATGAAAAACAAGTATCCGCAAGATTATAAAAATATAACATTTGTTTTTAACGATATTGATACGCTACCGGCGCTAAAGAATACATTTAACTATATTACAACCACGGGAACAGTTAAGCACTTTTACGGATATCAGTTTGCATTAGGTGGTATTTTCTCCATAATAGGTAGTGATTTTGAAAAATGTAATGGGTTTCCTAATAATTGGGGCTGGGGATTAGAAGATAATGCAATGTATGATAGAGTATTATTAAATGAACTAAAAGTCGATAGAACGCAGTTTTTTGCTACGAATTCTAAAGAAGTTATTCAAATTTATGATACTCCGCATAGATTGATTAATAATAATGAACCCAACAATTATATTAGCAAAAATTTGAGAGATAACTTGAATAGCGTTTATGAGTTAGATTATAGTATTGAAAGCAATAATATATTAGAAGGTCAAAGTATAGAAACCTATAAAATAAGTTATATACCTCAAAATGAATTTATTATTAACATAGTTAATTTTAGAACACTCGTAAATCCGGCTAATGAAATCTTCTATAATCAAAATACATTTTACGACTCAGGACTAAGACCAAATATATATGAAGACAATGTTAGACGTAGCAGATGGGGACTAACCTTTAAACACGTGTAATAAATGTTACTCTTTATATTGTTTAAAAAATCAATATAAAGAACAAAGCAAAGCAAAGCTTTATTCCACAGTTACAACTTTTGCCAAATTTTTGGGCTTGTCTGGATTAATGCCTTTTGCAACAGAAATTATATATGCCAACTTTTGCAATAGCACTGTAAATAAGATTTCATTATAATAATCCAATTTATTAATTAGCATACAATTATGCTCTGTTATTTGCAATTCATTTATGACATTTTGAGAATTTGTTATTACAAATAGGTTTGTTTCTCGTCCGATTATTTCATAATATGTAGATTTCATATTATTATAATTAATAATATCATTACTATCAATTAATAGCAATGTTAAATTGGTGTTGTCTAATAAGGCAAATGGACCATGCTTTAAAGAACCTGCTGAAAATCCTTCACAATGAATGTAACACACCTCTTTAATCTTTAATGAACTTTCACACGCTACTGGATATAGCTTGTGCTTACCTAATATAAATATACTGCTGTAATTTTTAAGTATTATATTGTCTCTCAAAGCCGTTAGTTTGCTAGTAATAGAATTAGAAAATAGCATTTGCTTTAGCGAGTGCGAGAGAAATCTAAGACTGTTTATTTTCATATTATTATTATGATGATTATTAACAAACCACATACTTACTAAACTTAATACCACCAACATACTAGTAAAAGACTTTGTCGAGGCAACGCTAATTTCTAGCCCTGCGTTTAAATATACACCACATTCGACCTCTCGCGCTAATAACGAGTCTACTTTATTAATTATTCCCATTGTTAAACATCGCTTATTTTTGCAAATCTTTAGACAATTGAAAACATCTAGTGTTTCGCCCGATTGAGACAAAAAAACACACATTAGCGTGCTATAATTTTTTATATTTGGTAAGCAATTTTCGGTAAATTCACACGCATTTATGCATTTTACAATTACAAACTTATTTAGCTCATTTAAATAAATCTCTCCCGCTAGCGCAGCATTATAACTTGTTCCACAGCCAATTAAGTATATATATTCTATATATGATGTTATATTAAGTATTTGGTCAAGACCCCCCAATTTTATGATGTTGTTGCTAATGCGACCACCATAATTATATGCCTTTTGTATTGTTTCGGGTTGCTCGTTTATTTCTTTCAACATCCAATGCGCATATTGATTTTTAGTATTCCATATATCTTTATAATCGCTATTTTCTATGCTATAACTAATATAACAATGATTAGCTAGACTTTGACTTTCATTTGTTTCTAGTTCTAAAAATGTATAATTGTTATTGCTTATTTTTACCACACTATTGTCGTTTAATGCTATATAGTCTTGCGCTAGTCCGTTAAACCCATTTATTTCAGAAGAGCATAATATATAATTAGTATTGCTTGCTAATAATAATGGAGAGCCACGCCGTGACACATAAAATGTATCAATTTCCTTAGTATAAATAATTACTAATCCCCACGTCCCTTCTAACATTGAGAGAGTTTGTGAGAGACCTTCTTCAAAACCCGCATTATTATTAATATAATATTCTAACAAATTGGCTATGACTTCGCTGTCGGTTTCGCTATAAAAAGTATAATTTTTCGAAATTAAAAATTCCTTAATACTTAAAAAGTTATTGATTATTCCATTATGCACTAATATTATTTCTCCATTATTAGAAATATGAGGATGAGCATTTGCATCCGTTTTTCCTCCGTGTGTTGCCCATCGCGTATGTCCGACTGCAAATTTTGAGTGTATGCTTGTCTTTAAATCGTTTTTGTTTATATTAAACTTAGTTTTCAAGAGAGTTAAACAGTCGTCTTTTGGTGTTGATGCTTTTTTTATTATGTCATAATTAGAAGTATTTTGATTATAATAGCATATACCCATAGAGTCATAACCTCTGTTTTGTATTAATTCGAGGCTATTAAAAATGTGATCTAAAGCATTGTCATTTGTTTTTGAATATATAAATGTTATTCCGCACATTTGTTATTGTGTTATTAAATTAACTATAACAATTAATTTTAATATAATATTTTTTATTATATAATATTTTTTATTATATAATA